TACCAAGGTTGGAATTAACGTCCATGGAGATGACTGGAAAATTTTTTACACAGACCTCTGTGGAATTAGCCACTCAAACATTATTGAACTTGATTACACTGGATATGAATACAACCATTTTGCTTCCGGTTTCATTACTGCTTCCGAATTTATATATCTACTTTACAAACGTTCTGGTTTCTCTGAAAGAGATGCTAGAGCTGCTAAGCTGCTCCTCGAATCTTGTTGCGGAGGGTATGTCCTTCAAAACGAGACATTGATTTATGTATGGATGCTTTTATCCGGCTTGCCTATAACTGCCGAACTAAACTCCTTATTGAATGAGATCTACCAACTCATATGCTATTCTATGCTCACTTCTAAACCTCTCATAACTATGAATGAATTTGTCCGATCCGGTTTTTACGGAGACGACCTTGTTCATTCAGTTCATGATTCTATTTCTAAACAATTCAATGCTTTGACCGTTCAAAAGTTTTGCGAAGAGTTTCTTTCTATGAAAGTTACTCCTGCTGCTAACAAAACTGGTCAACTTACTCCCTTTATTTCTATATTAGAATGTTCATTTCTATGTAGAAAATTTGCCCCTAGAGAAAATAGAGTGGATGCTCCACTTAAACTAGAGGCTTCTACTAACTCTCTACAATATTATACTCCTGTTTCTCATATGACTCAAAGAGAACTACTTTCTTCAAAATGTAGATCTTTTATTACTGAATTAACCCATTATCCCAAAGAGATATACGATTTTTGGATAGATCGTTTGTCAACTATCAAACACGAAAACAAACTTGATTTCATTTGCTATGATTACCCAGCCGCCCTTAACAAGCGTCTCTCTAATCCTGATCTCTGAATTATCTACTGGCCCTGCAAGCCACCAGTGTGTTCCGAGCAACGGTTTCGTTTTAAAGCCGACTCTTTAAAATTGCAGTAAAGTGTACTAATGATTTCATAGACACATTTTACTTTGGCCCCCGGGTGTAATTAGCCTTAAAGCCGAGAAAATAAATAAATTAACGCCCAACTTATTAAAAAAGTGTTGGCTGCCACTATAGCAGTCATAAATGCTCGTAATGAAGTGACCCCTAACTTCTTAATCAAGCCTAATTCCGCCTCAACTCCAACCGCTAGTCACGAAGATGATTTAGTTCGTGACCTTACCAGACAAGAAGCAAATTTGACTCTAGCACAGGATAGTCTTACCACAACACAAGACACTGTTGCCCCTGAAGTCGTTTCACTTTCTGGTCAACGAGACACATTCCACTGGTCTCAACCTTCCTTTGATCAAGTTATTTCCCGTTGGTATCAAGTTGCCACACCAAGTTGGCCTTACACTGCCACAGCCGATGGTGCTATAACTACATTGGATATTTCCAAAGCCTTATTTAACATACAAACCCTCTTTGATCGAATTAAAAGATTTCGCTATTGGAGAGGTGGTGTTAAGATAAGAATCCAAGTCAATTCAACTCAATTCCATTATGGATCTCTTATTGCCGCTATCGTTCCACATTACAATGCCACCGAATCAGCTGCTGCTACTGTTCCAAATACAGTTTTCTCTCTTTCAGGCCAAAAGTGTTCAGGAATACTTTCTGCTAATACTGGTAAGCCTTTAGAGCTCAGCTGTCCCTTTCAGTCTCCTTCTGAATATCTCCCAATCACTCAAAACACCGAAACTCAACCATTCTTTCTGCAAGTATGTGTTATGAATCCTCTTAAGTTGGCTGGCGGAGGTGCTAACCCCACATTAGCAATGTCCGTCTTTGCCCAATTTACCGATTTTAACCTACTTGCCCCGTCTGAAATTACTGCCAATTCTAGTTCCAAGAAGATTGTTCCTGCAGATAAGGAACAAAAGAATGCTGTCAAACAAGGCACTCTAGGCAAAGTTGCCGGTGCCGTTTCTGATATTGCTGGCAAACTCACAACTTTTCCTGTCATCGGTGCAATAGCCTCCGCTGTTGCCCCAATTTCTAAAGGCCTTGGACAGATATTTGACTATTTTGGTTGGGATAAACCCACAAATATGTCTTCACAAGTCTATACAATTTCAAGACAAGGCCGAGGATATGCTCATAGTTCTGGACAAGATCCTGCTGAACCTATAGGCCTTAAACCTGAACAAAAAGTTTCCACACTTTCAACACATTTCGGAATTGATGATCCCGCTACTAAAACATTACTTGAACTAATCCAGACACCGCTCTTGTCCGGACGTTTTACAATTGCCAATAATCAGGCTGTTTCTAATGTTTTCAAATCCCTTTTTATCCGACCTTATGCCCCAATTATTTCTGGAGTTTCTCCTACATCAACTCAACAACATGATTATCTTTCATTTTACAGTTCCTTTTTTAACTCTTGCCGTGGATCTATAAAATATATAGTTCATTTCGACACTTCGTCTTACACCACGGCCAGGTTACGAATCACTCTCGAACCATCAGCTCAGAACGTCGCTGCCGTTACCGATGGTGGTGATTCCTTTTCTCGAATTGTTGATATTAACGGTTGTAGCACGATAGCTTTAGAAGTTCCTTACTGTTATCCCGCTGCCCGTATGCCTGTTGGTTATGCCCTAGACGGTTCCGTACCCTCTTATGGCACACTTTTATTCTCACTCATTACACCAATACAAACAAATGGCTCTTCAGCCGATGTTATTTTTGTCAACATTTTCCGATGTGCCGGAGAAGATTTCAAATTCTATCAACCTCACAATTTTAAAATTACCCCCAATTCTTTAACGGAATTAGTTGTTGGGCCAGTCCCTACTTTGGGTGATGGACCCAAAGTTGTGTTTGATAGGATCACAGAAGATGAAGAGATCGTTGCTCATAACGATTTTTTACACAGATACCATTACGTACAACCCACTTCTTCCTATCTTACTCCTCTCTTTCCGACAGCTACCATTGTAGCTGTTGGTCGCAACGCCGGAGATCCTTACTATTGGCTCCTTCCCTTTAGAGCCTATAGGGGAGCCGTTAGAATTTTGACCTTAGAAGGTGCTAATTCGCATGGTTTGTCCTTAAATAGCCATACTAATCCTTACGATGTCGTATCTTATGGTTGCTATCTCACACCTAGTCTTACTACTGATACTCCAGTCGAGATTCCTTACAACAATAACGTTCGTTTTCTCCCGATGCGTTTTGTTGAAACAGCTTATACCGACGCTTATGCCCGTCAATATTCCACCTCTGCCCCAGTTCGTTCTGTTCTTTGGGCTTCCGGTGATGATTTCACCGTTGGTCTACGCTGTTCACCCCCTCTTATTCCTGCTTAAATCCAGAGCCGCGCCACAATACGCTATGATCCCTGAGCAACCCCTCATTTCCTCTTAACGAGCCTTTTAAACTACACGGCTTGTAACGTCCTAAACCCTACACTTTTGTTCCTTTTTATGAAAGGGCCTAAGATTATTTTGGAGATGC